ACGACTACACTGCTTGTATTGTTCACTATGAGAACGGCACGTTAGTCGTAGACAAATTCCACTCCTTCGTCGCTGATTTTGAAATCAATGGACGCATGGAGGTGAATATTAATGCAGTGGAAGATTGGATTAAGGAGCAACATCGTCTATACGTTTTCGACACCATTGTGATGGACCAGTTTAACAGCGCTGGTACCATTCAAAGCCTTGCCAGCGACCTTCCCATCACGGAACTCACTTGGACCGTCAGCTCCAAAATGAAAGCATTCAGCAAGATGCGAGAGTTGTTTAATGCAGGGCAGATCAATGTCTATCGCCACGAGAAAGCAATCATGCAGCTCAAAAATCTCACTGTCATTTATAAACCCAGCGGACAATGGAGTGTAACTGGTGGCAAGGCATCAGGAATTGACGACTTGGCATTTGCAATGGCAGGTGCAATTCTTGCCGCCAGTAAAGACGACGACATTGGTTGGATTGAAAGCCTGATCTCCTAGTATGATTTTCAAACAATAGTTCTCTCATAACGCGATGAGCTGTAATTTAACTATGCAAGAGACTCAGTTTCTTGTTGCACTATTAATGAATGGCACCACTAGCAAGCAAACTTGCCTTCAGCTTCTTGCCGCCGAGCATCTCTATATTCCCACGCTTCTGCCCAAACTCAAGGCTCACGCAAAGCAGCTAAGACAAGCTGAGCTTGCTTCCCTGGAAAGCGATGGGGGAGAGGAAGATGACTATTGCCGAGATCGCAGCTTTCCCGAAGAACAATCCTTAAGAGAATATGACGCCTAAACCTAGGCATGTTATGATTTCAAGGCTTTCGCGAAGCACGCTGGCCAGCGTTGGATCAACAAGGAACAATGGTTTCAGGCGCCATTGTTCTGTATCAGGGGAAAAGGGGAAACGGGCCAACCCGTTTTGAAATGTCGTATATGGCGGATTGAAGCCCCGCCCGACGCCCCTTTTGCTCATGAAGCCCGAATAGTCCAGCGGAAGAGACAAGCGACTTAAAATCGCTCCAGCGCAGGTTCGAATCCTGCTTCGGGCACTTTGCTACACTGATGATACGTTCACCCCGCAAGGGGCGCATGACTGGCTGGTACGGAACGGGACCAGCATCATCGGGAACCATCATGAACCCACTCGCCCTCATCAAGCAGCAGCTTGAGAAAGCAGCTCGTCTGCGTGAAGCACAAATGGCTTCGCTCGTCTATCGCGGCGTTGCTTACGTGCCCAAGCCTCATTGGTTTTGAGCTTATTGCTGAATACAAGAGCCCGCTACGGCGGGCTTTTCTTTTGGCCAATGGACAACGGCATTGGCAATGATGAAGCAATTGGTAATGAGATAGGAAGCGAAGATCAGCGTGCGAATCAAAGCCACTCTGTCTGCTTCGTGATCATGCTTGCTCGCCTTTTCGCCAAGGGCTTTTGCCCAAAGCCTAAACCATTTCCTCCTGCTCATAAATCCAAGCCTTCAGCTCTGTCACATACTGTCTAATGATGGCAGCTTTTTCTAGATGCCACTGGTCCATGGTGAGAAAATATTGCGCATTGTGCCAATCAATGGCTCGCAACGATTGGTAGATAATGGGATTGAGCGGCTCACGCAGGGGCGTGTTGAAGGTCCGGCGCTCTGTCATTGGAGGAGAAATAAAGCATCGCCTCGTCCCAATGAATGGGCGCGAAGTTGTGTTGTTCTACACAACAATTAAGATAGCGCCTATCCAGACTTCCATCAGGAAGCCTTACGTTATGACTATGTAAATGACCGTGAATATTTCCCTTAAATCGTTGCTCAAATAATTCAGGGTGCAATGGGATGTGGCTCATCATGAATTCGTGATGATAAAAGCACCCGCGAATATCATCAAAATATTGCGCATAGTCTTGCAGCTTAAAAATATCGTGATTACCGCGTACTAATACTTTTCTTCCATTGAGCCGCTCAAGAATTTTCAGCCCTGAACGCTTGATTGCTACGTCGCCCAATACGTAAATGCGATCCTTGGGCTTCACTCGTTTGTTCCATTGTTCCACCATAAAAGCATCGCCCTCTTCTGCATTTGCAAAAGGGCGCACCTTCTCTCCATCTGGCCGCAGAAAACTATACATTTTCTCATGGCAGAAGTGATTATCTGACGTGAGCCAGCAGTTGATCATGGTTCGATGGAAAAATGAGAGGACCGGGAATTGCACCTGGTTCTTCCAAGCTATTTGCCTGGCGCTGTCTTAGCCTCCCAGATGGCCTAAGCGTGAAGCGATTAACAAGATCTAATCGCTTCAGAGGCTTAGGCTCTGTCTGCCCGATGCTAACGCAGAGCGGGAACTCGGTCAATATAACACTAGGCCCTGCCGTAGGAAGGCAGATTAGTGTTGGCCGCCTCAAAGAACGCAGGCATCCGGCTCCGTTGCGTTTCCGCAAGACCATCTGCCTTGCCTTTTTCAAACAAGCTATCACTCTGCTTGAGCCAGAAATCCTTATTCAGCCATTTGTTCTCGCTCATACCCAGCGCATCAAATGCCCACAATGCAGTGGCACGACGCAGCTTGTTCAGGCTCTGACCAGCATTCTCATTGAGTTCCTTAGCCACAAGACTATGAACGCCCACATGAGTGATTTCATCGCGGCTAATGTCAGCAGCCACAGTACGAATGCCCATGTCTCCATTGAAACGGAAGAACGGCAGCACAACAAAGAAAATACTGCGCTCAAGAATGGCAGCTTTCAAAATGGGATGGGCAGGATGCTCTTGCCATGCCTTCAAAATACCTTCTACTTCCTTTTCTGCCTTTTCATCAGCACCATGGGCGGCAACGATGTAGTTAAGAGCTTGGTCGTGACGTTGCTCATCTTCCTGATTGTGCCGCAGAGCCTCTACAACACCGGGAGTGGAAGGTAAATCACGCTCTAGCCCCTGCTCCAAGAAATCCTTCACAGGAAGCTCCAAGTGGCGCAATGCCAGTAGCTTGCCCAAAGTGGCTTCACTGCCTTCCTGCACAACGCCCTTGTCCACGGCAACGGCCTGCCAAGGCCGTTTTTTAGCAATCATCGACAGATAGGGGCTCTTTGTCGTCATGGTCGTAGTATCGTTCAGTGGGTGTTGAGGAGAAAAGGGGCCTTCCGGCCCCTTCTTTTTTGTCATTCTGAGCAAGCAGCGCAGAATCCAGCCTCCAGCGAACAAGACGCAGAATCCTGCTCAGTCTCTTCATTGAGACCAAACATGCTCTTAAAGTCGTCGTCCAACGCAGCATATGCGTCGTCCTTGCGCTGAGTATCAGGCAGGACTTGCAAACTGTAATAGAGGCTTGTCTGAGGAGAGTCTAGCCAATCCTTCAGGAAGGCTTCGTCATAACTCACCACATCTGACCAAGAATTAAACGAATAACCATGGAAAAGACCAGTGCGTTGATACAACTGCACTAGCCCATTGGCGGCTTTATAAAAAGCATCCCAGCCCACTTCCGCAGCAGTTTCCACTTCCCCATAATCAAAGCTCTCAACGCCGAACGTGCCCGAGTCACGATCTACAGTTCGAGCAATGGGGGGAGCAATTTCGGGCGTGGTGGTGAAGCCCCGCGTGTCCAAATAGCGATAGGAGCACGATGCAGTGGGAGCAATGCAAAACGCACGTTCCATGCCATGCTCACGCGCAATTTCCGCAGCCTTCTGGATGCCCTGGTCAATTTGCCATACTGCTTCTCCAGAAACAGTGTTCTTCCAGAAATCATTCCAGCCACGAGCATCTTCCGCAAGGAACGCTTCCAAGGCATTGCCAAAATCTTCGTAGCTAATCCCTTGAATAGCAAGGAAATTAGCTAGGCCCAATACGCCCAGACCAATTTGTTTGTCAATGACGGGCGGCAGATATTCGCCAGTGTCGCCAACGCCAGTGCGAGGATGCAGCTCACAAAGCTGCATCATGCCCTCGACAAATGCTCCTTGAATGTTATCAAGCGTGCATGCGCCCAAATTAACGTGCTGAAGAAGGCAAGTACCACGATGCGGAAGATAAACTTCCAGGCAAACATTAGCCCGGATGCGCTTTCCACGACTGTCGTAGCGGATTTTGTTGAGCCAGAGATCGCCAGAAGAGACGGCACGAAGACAGGCATTGATCAGTTCAGGAGACGATGCAGAAAGGAAATTTTCATCAACATTCAAACAACGCTTCACCCAAGGAAGCTCACTGCGTGATGCACTAACAAATTCAATGGCATCAGGGGAAGAATAGTCAAGATGAAGAACTACGGCGCCATTTTTATACAAACCTCCCCTACGCAAGATTTCATTAAGCGTGGAATAAATCTTGCCAAAACTTACTGGTCCACTTGCCACGAGGCCTTTGCCATTTTCAGCCCCCCTTTCACGCAAAGAAGACAAATGAACAGCGACGCCCGCACCATTGCGCAAGCCGTGGCTAACAAACCGCCAAGACGCTTCAATGCCATCTTCGCCCTCCATTGAATCTTCTACGTTGAAGACAGTACAGCTCACCGGCAAGCGACCATCGGGGCTGTCTAGCCAGTCTTGCACTCGTCCTGTCCGAGCAATCGGCTCACATTTTGCCTTTTCCTTCAGCTTCATAAGACAACAAAAGGGGACCATGGTCCCCTGGGAATCAACAGAGGCAGGCTAGCGCAGGAAGCCTTCGGGAAAGAGGAAGAAAGCCTTTAATCGCAAAGGCCGTCTGAGTCTTCCATGGAGAGCAAATCATTCACGAACAGGCGAGCCTCGTTTGTCGTGCGGAAATAATACGGACGCCCATCTACTGCTGCAAACCATTGAAATTCTGGCTTGCTAAAACATGGCCACAATTTATACGGGCCAATATTAAATGGCTGGCGATCAGGAAGGCCCCACATAGAAGCTTTGCGAAGATCATCTCACGCTAGTCGTTATCAAGAACTGTGCAAGTCGTTTTTAATACATTCTTCCGCCGCATCTCCTCTCCCCATTGAAATCTTAAGAAAAACGGAAGAAATTTAGAGAAATGTATCACAGCGATACTGAAAACGCCACATTTAAGCCACAGTGCGAGATACGATAGCCTTAGCGGAGCCGCTGACAACTGCTTGGAATGCTCCGCAGCAAGACGACGCTCCTCAGACGAGAGCTTCAAGCAAGCGTAGCCCCCAAGGACGGAGCGTCTACTGACAAAAGGCTAAGCAAGCTGCTCGATCATGACCGCGAGCCCCAAAGGCGAGCTTTCCCTCCGAGCAGCGAAAAACAAAAGGCTGGTCCTGTTCCTAAGTAAAGGGCTTCCCTTCGTGCGCGTCGCTGCCAGGAGAGGGCTAAAAAGCTTTTTCCATGTCAAGAAGGTCTAGCACGGAGGCCCTAAGGCCTCCTTTCTCAAGAAAAGAGCGATGGAAAGGAAAGTGATGCAAATTGTTTCGTCTTGTTCTTTGTTCATCGTTCTCCTCCTTGGGGAGGATCACTAACTTAACCATTGTCTAGAACGCTTCATCTGCGCCCTCTGCGAGGGCTTGATTCAGCGTGTGGCAACTAGCTTTTTGCTTGTTAGCTTTGCTACAACGCAACGCTTGGCATGAGCGCTTATTCTCTGCAGCCAACAAAGCTCTGCCAGCTCTGCAATGAAGCAAAGCCTTTCGTTGCCTTCCCTTCTCAGCCCCGTAATCGCGACCGCCTCGACTCCCGCTGTCGCACTTGCATTAACCAGCACCAATCTCTTCGCTCTCGCCTAAAACGACAATTCCCTGCTCCTCCTCCAGGGCCTTGCCCAATTTGTCAAAAACATACTGAACGCTGGGTGTTAGATCATTGCCACAATACAGACGCATTCAGAGGCTACATTTGCTCCTCCTGTAATCTTGGTCTAGGACATTTCGATGATTCCCCCGCCATGGTAAAAGCAGCTCTTGATTATTTGCTAGGTATAAATACTTAGGCAATTTTCCAGATGAAAAATGGCCCCACTTTTCGGGGGATATACCGCAGCCCCCCAGCCAATTTCTGCCCTGCTACTGCTCCCCACGTCTGTAGCCGTTGATACCGTTTCACAATACTTTACAGAAGCAAATTAAATCCCGACCTGCGATATCGGGATTAAAATCTACTGTAAATGGAGAGATAATCTCTCAGTCTCCCTATCCCCTAGTCTCCACCGATCCTATGGGCTCACGTCCTACCGTCACCCTACGGGCCCTGTAGGCATTGAAAAGGGCCCTTATGGGCCCTTGATGCTGGTTTGATTGTTGGGCCCTTGTGGGCCCTTGTGGGGCCCTTTCAGGATTCTTGATTCTCTTCCATAAAATCTACTAGCTGCTGTTTAAGTTCAGCGATGGAACATTCGCGCTCGAAACTGTAGGCATCCTCCTGCGATAGTTCAAGCATGTTTAGCGCGTGGCAGGCATCATCAAAACTGGCGAATGTTTCAGCGTAGAAAGTGTGGCCAAAGTCTGATTCTGTGATGTAGAACATTGGAGGGATAGCGAGGGAATGTTTGAAGAATTGATCAGCACTGAGTGACAAAGTCTATGATGTCTTGTGCAGTAGTGTCACAAACACCGTCACAAATAGCCTCTGTCACTGATTCGCTAAAGTCACAAGATTCTATGGTGTATTGTTTGCCGTTAATTTCAACAATGGTCTTAAGTGTGACGCTATGGAAGTCTGACATTGTGAGAATTTGCGAGGGAATGTTTGAACAATGGGGCCGCGATTGCGGCCCACTAAGTTAAGCGATACAGAATGCTTGCTTGTCAGCGTCAGAGTATTTGATGCCGTGAGGTAGTTTGAAGCGTAGGCCCACAATGTTGTAACCTTGGGGATCTGCTGGCCGATAATCCGTTAAGTCTCCATCAACCACGTTAAGCTTACGGTTTGCAAGATAGGCAAACTTAGGCAATGCTTGCCCTTTTTTGATGTTGAATGCTGCTGCAACGTTCACGCCAGCAGATAACGCGGACGCGGCGATTTTTAGATTTTGTTTGTTGTCGTGGCCGTCAAAACTGAATGTAAGATGATATCCAAGGCGCTGACATTCTGCCCAGTTACGTTTGATTTTAGTGTAATCATAAAATACAACTAACGGGCCACCATTGTTTGCAATGTAGTTAAAAGCTTCAAAGATGTTACGCTTGCCAATGGGCAAATCCTGGCCAAACTTAACGCGGCAGAATGTTGCAAACTCTGGCGTGATGGTAAAGTCTACATTCTCCCAGGCTATATCACTTGTGCCGTTTAGTCTGATTGCAATGGGTTCGCCGGGATGTTTAGCAAGCTTGCCTAGGATTGCACAAACGATCAACCGCGCGAATCGCTGTTTGTCTGCTGCGAATGCTAAGGTCCTGCGAATTCTGGCGGCCTGTTTGTTTGTCATGTAGACGGGATTCCCGGCAAAATGTAGGCAGATTTTGCGACAATTTCCAGCGCCGGGACAAACATTAACGCCGGAAGTATTATCAGGGGCAAGGTGCAGAATGTAGGTTTGAACTTTACTCTTCTCAGTCTTGGGATTAGTGCTAAGCAAATCGCGGCAGGAGATTCTATACTGTTTGCCCATGGAAGCCAAATCAGTGGGCAGTTTGGCGCGAGAATTCAGAACGGCAGACATGATCTTAGAAAGGGAATGTTTGCAGAATGTTTGAGAGAATCAGCGGCCGCTGATTTGCAGTAGGCAGGCGTCAACACTCGCGCCGCTGGTACGGCAGGCTACGAAATGCCGCTGATCCTCCACGGCAAGGCCAGCCACAAACAGGGCGAACAGTGAACCGCCGAACAGTGCCGAGAGTTTGGCGGTGAGAGAGAGAGTTTGCATGCTGCGGAATGTTTGGAGAGGGTCGGTGGAATCGCTCCCGCCCGATGCATGCATCCTGCCAAATTTCAACGGCCTTGCATAGTGTGCGGTTTGGCAAACCGTCCACTGGTGTTAAGCGTTGCGGCATGGTACCAGGCCGCGCGATGCTCGCAACATCCGAACTAAAGAGATGAACGCGCACGCGCGTACCATGGCAGCCGCCCATAGGTCAACCGTTGCAACAATCCGCAACAATCAGCGCCCATACCATGGGACGGGTGAGAATCGCGGGCAGCGTTACAATTTGAAATGTTTATATTTAGTGCCGCGCAGTAAGCGACAAACAGCGCCAAACAGTGAGGGTAGGCTACTGCTGCGCAATCCGCCGCCGATAGAGTTGCAAACTATCGGTCACGGTGAGCATCACTTAAGGCCGCCACGGGCAAGGGTAAAGAACTGGCGCGGCAGGGTAAGGGTAAAGAACTGGCGACCACAAGTAGGCATCACCTAAGGCCCGCACAAGTAGGCATCACCTAAGGCGGAAGGGTAGGCATCACCTAGGGCCGCCACAGTAAGAGTAGAGAATTCGGCTATGCTTCGGGACGCATAACCCCATAATGCCTCCAGGCGCATAACCCCATAATGCGGCTTGACGCATAAAACGGCAGCGTTATGAAATGGTATGAAAGAAGCCGAAAACCAGCCGGTTCTCAAACAATCCGTTTTCCAGCCGGTTCCAAATTTTCTCTCAACAATCCGTTTTCCAGCCGGTTCTAATTTTTTTCTGAAACAATCCATTTTCTGGCTGGTTCTCAAACAAGCCAAAAACCAGCCGTGCCTTAAATAATATGTTTTCCAGCCGGTTCTTTACAGCGACGTCTTAGGCCTGACTCGTCCTCGCAGATTGCGATCCTGATGCCTCCAGCTTTCAAATCGACACATCTTCTTAATAGTGCCATGGGCGCAATTGTATTCTTTGGCTATTGAATAAGCGCTCTCGCCGTATTTAACACGTAAGCGAATTAGAGTCACTTCATTCGATGTAAAAATAGCATTTTTCTTGTCAGTGCCCTGCGCCTGCATGCCATTCTCCCACGCGTGTTTAGCGTTTTGCGAATTTGTCATCCATTCCAAATTGTCTAGTGAGCTGTTGAGCTTATTTCCGTCTTTATGATTGACACACCACTTATTGGCTCCTATCCCAACTTCACCTGGAGCAGGCGGCATCCACGTAAGACGCATTAAAAAATAAACAGTAGTTGGCCGTCTTTTCTTGTCAGGTCTTGTCAATAGCACCCAAGGATAAGGATTGGATGCGTCGGTTTGTGGGCTCATTAGCCTGCTCTTTGCAATGCTCCACACATCACCCTGTTCATTGATGAAATACTTACCTGCGTAGCCAGGGATTTCCTTGAACCCTTCTGGCACGCCGCTATGATTGCCTGTAGCCATGGCCAAACCCTCTTTTTGGTAGTGGTTAGAAACGTCACGAGACTGGCATCTCGCGTCGTTTCGCATGCTAACAATTATTTAGGCTCTCACCAGCCATGCCCATCAAAAGCAGCCTTCACAGCCGCTTCTTCGCTTTCATACGGTCCTCCCACTCCTTCTCCATCGTCTTCATACCAATACCAGCCTTCAACCAGCTCAGTGCCCTTGCAGCAGTCTTCAGTGAAGAAATCAATGAGGATCATCAGAGGGGCCTGCCTAAGTGTTCAAGCGTTTCAATGCGCACTGTTCGATCAATGGTGAGAGAGCCAATCAAGCCAATTAAACTCCCTTCGTCCATTGAAAAAGCTTGTTCTGCAAGGATGCCCCATGCTTCACAAGGCACGGGAGTAGTTTTAGAGCCTCTGTCAATAACAATGTCAAAGGAGGCGTGAGCGGAGCCGCCAGGAGGCTCTTGATAGTGAATGGGGCCAAGACGACCAATGAGAGTGAGTTGCCTGCTCATGAGAATTCTCCAATGAAATAATCAATAGGGGCATTTAAGCCTGCATTGCCTATGCAATGTTGCCCATCAACAATATGACGAGCAAGGCCAAATGGTCCAGGAAGAGCATGATTTTCCTGAAGCCAAGACGGCCAATGATGAGTTTCGCGATGGCGGTCCCAAACAATGGAAAAGAATTGTTCTAGGGAGATAATCTCGCCATATTCATTTTCCAATTGATGGCCATCTTCTTCCACGCAAAAGCAAATATATTGCCACATATCTTCCCAATCATTTAGCGCTAATTCTGGATAAACATGCAAGCTAAAGCACCAGCCAGCAGAGCTTTTACCAAGGTGCATTTTATCTTCTAGCGCAATGCCACAATGAGGACATTGCTGAGAATGAAGGAAATAATTGGCTCCCATGTTCAACCCTCCTCAATAATGCGAAAATCAGGATCGTTGTCCTTTTTGATCCATCTGCATTGATTCAAAGCAGGAAACACTACGAATAGTTTGTCGTGGTGATTCTGCTCAACAATTCCCATTGTGAGCTTCGTACCAATACGGCTTTTGCCTTTCTTGCTGATTGCGAGAATGCTGATAGCGTCTTGCATGGTTTTAATAAGGAGAGAATGGGGCGCTTTGGGCGCCCCTTGCTAGTTCAAGCAGCCTCAGAGGCCCAGCGCTTGACAATGTGCATAATGTCGTCGCTGGTCTTATTGAACAAACGGCTGACAGTTTCAATGGTGCGGCCCATCATCATTTGGCCATCTTCGTGCTTAGCAATGCAGCCCACGTCTTTAATAAAGAAGCCGCAACCAGGCTTACCTTCATTGATGAACTGAGCGATGAGAGAAATTAGCTGCTCTTCATCGTGCTTGATGAGGAGGCCGCCAGCGTTAACAAGGAATTCCATGGTGGGGAAGCAGAGGACTGTCGGGATCTCGCCCAACAAGAGAACAATACAGCAGAAAGGGGCCTGAAGGCCCCTAGTTCACAAAACGAAACAATCAGACTAGTTGCTCCTGAAGCCTGCCCCACATCCATTGCTCCCTAGTGTCAGGGCGCAGCAGCTCGTAGCCTTCATGGTCCACGATGCTGTCGCCTGCGCTGTCCACGTGCCCTTCAATGTCAAGCTGCCAAATGCCTTTGCAGTCCCCATCAGGCCCGTAGATGCCAATGACATGCTCTCTGTCCTCCATTGCTTGCCTGACGTGAAAGATGAGCTGCTGGAGCGAAGCGGCCTGGTAGGAGCCCTTGGTACAGGAGAAATACGGGCCGTTGTCTTGATACGTTTTGATGGTTACCACTGTGGGGAAAGCGAAGGAACGGAAAGGGACCAGCCAGGGAGAAGCTCTTGAGCAGAAAGGATGGCTGTAGCTTGGTCTCTGGCTAGTAGTTGAAGCGTGCGGCGTTGCCCTTGTTTGTGGGCAACAATGGTAAAGGGAATCATTCTGGTAGTTGCTCGTCTTCAAGCTCAATATCATGAGCGAGTTGCTTGAGCTGATCCAAAGCAGCTTGAATGATGTAGCCCCTGCTAACAGAGCTTTCATCAAGCAATTCTTCTAGTGCTCTAATTTCGTCATAGAGTTCTTCAATGGAAGAGAAAGTGCGTGCAGCATAGGGCACGCCATATTCATCTTCTGAGACAAAACTAACGGGAAAGGCCATGATCAAAGATGCTCTTCAATAAGACTGACTAGTTCTTCAAAGCTTGCTCCTTCATCGTTCCAACTGCTCACGTAGTAGCCAGCAAGGTAGGGGTTGGGCACATCAAGGCCCGCCCATTGTTGCACTGACAGAGGAAGAATGCCTCCTTCGGTTTCAAAGCTGTAGCAACCACCAACATCATGGTGCCATTGCTGGTTGGTCTCCTTGATATAGAGGTCAGTCAGCACACCAAGGCAACAGAATTTACCATTGCTGCAAAGGCTTTCTCTGCCTTGCTGGTAATCACCAGAGCGAAGAGCTTCAATCCAGGCTTGTTTGATGGAAGGGTTCATGATCAGCCGTTAATGCAATTGTTGAAGAATTGTTCAGCTTCCCATTTGTGGTCAAATAGACCGTAGGAAGTGGTGTGAATTTGAAATTCTGTGATGCGCTCCCAGCCATAGGCTTCCCACTTGCGAGAGCCATCAGCGCAGAGATAAGATTGCACGCCGTAGCCGCTGTGCTGGGCTTGACGATCAGCTTCAAGCTTGGCCAAATACGGATCTTCTCTGTGGCCTTCGATGGTGCGGTGCATGGTTTGGTTGCGAACAAAGGAACAATAGAAGAGAAGCGGGGCGTTTCCGCCCCTTTGCAACAATGCTTAACAGAAGGCCGTGCGACCGTTGGAATAGGCCCACCATTGCTTGGTGCCTTCGCTGGCTTCCTGCTCCCATGCTGCCCATTTCTCAGGCACAGGCTCAGAAACAATGCGGGTGCCAGCAGGCACCTTGATGGGGCCAGAGAGCGTGCTAATAGTCCATTGATCCATCACGGGACCATTGATATACCAACTCTGGCAAACGTGGAGCAGGCCAATCAGTTCAAGCTCGCGAGGATTGGCGGCGCCAGCTCTTTGTTGGGTGGGGAAAGGTTGGTGCCAGTTCGGCACGGTGATGGTCACCTTGATTCGCTCAAGGCCCTCGAACTTAGTCCAGTAGCCAGGGCCGGTGAGCTGCTCGACGGAATGGTTGATGATTGCCATGGTTGGTTCCTTGACGAGGGGGCGTCGCCGCCCATGCAGAGAACAATACAGCATCGTGGGGCCTGCTTTGAGGCCTGTTGCATTCCGTAATATTCTCAATAGAGGCTCTTTATTGAGAATGGCCCAAGCCTGCCAATGCGCAGGGCGGTTTCCTTTACAAATTGCTGGCTATTGGTTTTGGTGTTTTTGATTTTATGCAAGCCAGTTTCCGTTATCTTCACCACTGTATATTCGCCTCTCCATTGTTGAAAGCCTGAATCATAAAGATCAACGAGGGTTCCAATGGGGAAAGGCATGAAAAAGGGGCCTAATGGCCCCTAGTCTAGAAAGGAGCAAATTGCCTAGATCATCGCTGCTGGTCACAAATGCCAGCGAGCATTTCACCAGCGTATTGATGGGCTTCGCGCAGCTTGTCAAGAGCTGCTTGGCGCTCATCACGAGCTTTGTAGAAAGCGTCAGGGCCTTGCGGATAGAAATCCCGACCATTTAGCTCGGCTTTTACTAGGGCATCAATAGCCTTGTCAATGGCATCGTAAGCAGCAGCGTATTCATCACGCAGTGTGGTGAAGCCAGTGCCGTTAAGGTGGATGGTGGGGATGGTGGTCATGAGAGGAGGCATCGCTGCCGAACGCTTAGGAACAATACAGGAAAAAAGCCCCGTTTCCGGGCCTGTCACAAACCGTTACAAAACCAACTCTGACAGTTCTTCCATTAGCTGGAGACACCAGGCTTGGCCTTTCTTGGCGAGAAGCTTTTGAGCCGTGGGGCCTGGATCTTTGAGCTGGATGGAGGGAATGTCTTTGATGATGCCAGCTTCAATGGCAGCGGCACGAGCGCTTTTGAAACGCTTGTTCTTGCCGATGTCAGTGAGGAGGTCGGGACGGTCCCTGGCAATGCGACGGAGGAGGTAGTCGGAGTCATTCCCATAAGAAGTGGCCCTTACATTGTAAGGCCCTTGAGTGGTGGACTGGGTTTTCAGGGATTCATCGGTGTATTGGTTTTCCCCAAGAGCCCGAGCCTCCTGCTTCTTGTTGATTTCAATTAGCAACCAATTTGCCTCGTCTTGCATTTTATGTTTTGACGATGCGACCACTGAAAGACACTTTTTGAACAGCGATAAGTCCTTGATCGCAAGGCCATCTTTGTGCTGCATAAATTGCAACAAGCCTTCAAAATTGCGCTCCTCTCCATTAACTGCATCTTTGTACTTTTCGTACAATTTACCATCAATGATTTCCCTCATGTAAAAATAGAAACCTTCCTCCCCTACGGCGCTTTCAAGATCGTTGGCTATGGAGCGAGCAGAGAAAACAGTAAAGCTCATGCCATCCTCCCCGCCACTTCTTCGGCCATCTTCACCCATTTGCGACGCTGCTCAATAGATGCCTTGGAAAACGTCACGCCAGCGGCTTTCAATCCAGCAAGGCGATTGATTTCACCTCGCACCTTCCTGAAGGCAATGTCATTATCTTCGATTTGACGATATTCACCCTTGAAACGAATAATGTTCGTCCAGTAAATAGCCTTTTCACTTAAACGTTTTTGTTCTTCTTCGTAGGACAATGGAGGATCAATTTCGTCTTCAAGCTTGGTAATTAGCTCTTCGGCGGAAACTCCCAAGCACCGGCACCTTGCGTTGATTTCAGAAATAGCGTGATCAGTTGCTTCCTGCTCTCCGCGAAGAAATAAACCCAATATATGCTCAGACCAGTGCGAATCAATGTAACAATTAGCCGCATTTTCATGAGCCTTCATCGCCTCAACAATTTCATGCCATTGCGAAAAATCTTCGCTGCCACGAAATACGCCAACACTATTCTCGCCAGATGTGACAGTTCCAGCGGCCCGTTTTTTATCCAATGGTTCCTTGGACAAGCTATCAACAGTTGAACGCTCTGGCAAGTCGCCACATGCGTCTTCCACTTGCTTTTCAATGTTGCGAGCAATGTAGCGAAGCTTTGGATGGGCTGGTGCAACCACGTAGGCAACAGTGTTTGAGGGGATTTGATCTGCGTATTCTCCTTTTCCGATGGGAATACGACGAATCGCACGGCCAATCACTTGGATAAAATATAAAACAGTAATAATTGCGCTCAGATAAGCAACAACCTTAATCTGTGGAATATCAACACCTTCCGAAATCATTCCAACTGAAACAATCACGTCTGGCTTATCTGCCGCATTTTCCTTGCATTGCTTAGCAATTTTTTCAAGCTTTTTCGCTCCATTGTTGTCATCGCTAACGACAACAGACACGCGATAGCTTGGCCTAATTTCTTGTATATATTCAGCGATTTTGCGGGCATCTTTCATGCCCTTTGCCACGCAGAGCATTACACTTGCATTTTGTTGACCACAAGATAGCTGAATATCTTTGCGCGTTTTAGAAAGAAGCGTTAGTGACTCATCAATAATGCGACGAATAGTCTCGTTCTTGCCGGGAGATTCGTTGTCAATGTTGAAATGCAAATGGCGGCCAAGTGGCTTGTCGCATTTCTTCGCCCATTCCTCCCATTCCTCAATAGTCTCCCATTCATCAGTGGGAAACCTTGGAAGATCCTTGTAAAGCTCAGAAGCCTTGCCATCGTCACTGCGCCAAAATGAATCCCAAAACTTAAACTTTACCGGAACAGTTCCACGAGTCTTGGGCTCGCGAAGATCGTCGGCATAATTATAAACAAAATCCGCACGAATGCGGCCTTGTTCGTGGTAATAGTTCTCCCCGTGAATATTTTTTTGGTCACACAAGACAGCTATCCTGCCCTCCCTTTTCCATGGCGTGCCACTTAGAAAGATGGCATGATCGCACAGTCCGACAAGGTTATCTACGGCCTTGCCCCATTCGGCAGTATCTGCAGGATGGTGGAATTCGTCAATAATGGCAACAATGCCGGAAACGGGACGACTATACAGGGCCTCCTCGACTTTCCCATAGCCCGCGTAGGTAGACACCCATACATTAGTGTCCACTGGAAAATTAGTGTCATCAGTCACATTTACACGATGACCGTTAACGCGAAGGCTGTCAAAGGTTTTCTTCCATCCCAGGCGAGTGCCGCAATTTGGCGTGAGTACAACAACGAGGTCTACCTTGTTGTATTCAAGAAGCTTAAGCGCGGCAGTTGCACTACAAAGAGATTTTCCTGAGCCAGTACAGGCCTCAATCACAAAAAGTTTGCGCCCTTTTGCGAACTGAGGCAGGCAAGCGTTGATAGCTTGCTGTTGCCATTTACGTAAGTTCATGATCAAACGATGCAGATTTAAGGAGATTGCACCGTCTGCAACACGCAACGCCATTATCAAGAGTGGTGGCGCCACCTTGACTGAATGGAACTACGTGGTCAATTTGAGTGAGAAGCCCTGGCTGCAGCTTTTCGCCGCAATAGCAGCAGGTCCAGTGATCTCTCACAAGAATCTGCAAGCGTTGCCTTTTAGAGAACAGACGACTCATGGTCAAACGACACGCGCTAAAACGCGTTTCCCAGACGGGATCGGCAAAACCGACTTTCATACCATAGCAATAAAAAAAGCCCCTGGCGGGGCTAGGACAAAAGCCGTTTGATGTCGCGCTCCACATTCTTCAAGCTGTGTCTGTCTGTCGTGCTTTTGCTGCAGACAAGCATTTTGCCAGAAGAATGCCTAAAAACATAATGCTTTGTTTGTCTATGTAAAACAAAGCCATGCTTTTTAACAAGCGCAAACAATTCTCGTCTATTGTCCTTGAGAGCCATTAAAGCACTTTCCAAATATCATCTTGCAAAGCATCTGCAAGCGTGATTAGCAAGTCTTTCTTGCTTTTATAAGCGGGCTTATTAACGCGGGAAAGAATAAAAGAGCGAGCAGAAGAACGATCATTAGAGCTGTAGTCTTGCCATTTATGCTTGGCATTGTCAGAAACCATTTTGGCAATGGCTTGTTGCGTTTTTGTGAGAGGCATGGTTCAGAAGACGAGGGTTTGACCGTTAGCTTTAATGCTTGTCACGCGCTCGCAATCAAACGAACGCCAAGCACCTTGTCCTTCTTTGCGAGCAATGGAGAAATCACGACAACGAACAATGCTTGGCTTTTTGATTGCCGTGCCAGTGCCCTTGATTTCCTTGGTGTCCCAAGGATTGAACTGAAGCTTGCGCAGGGAACCGTCTGCCTTAACGAATTCCACTGAAACAATGCTGTGGCCAGCATTGAAGATGAACTGCTTAATGCGGGAGGTTTTGTCCATGAGGAGCCTGTCGCCAGGGGGAGTATGGAAGCGGAAGAAAGGCGAGCCCCCGCGTGGGAGGCTCTGCAAACATTCCGAAGGAACTATAGGCTCAACTGGGCGGGGCTGTCAAGCTTTGGCACGGGGAAGCCATTGGCAATGCGGCAGTAGCGCTCAGGATGCAGGAGCATGCACTTCTCCAGGCCTTCCTTGTTGGGCAGCACGTTAGGGGAAGCTGCAATGGCAAAGGCACCTAGGCCAAAGATGAGGCTCACGAGCAGGAATGAAGCGGTGTCTTTCATAGCTTTGAAATGCAGATGGACGCTTCGCCCTGAGAAGGGGAAGCAATGCGAGAGAAGCTGCCGTAGGACAGGTCCAAAATGCGGCCTCCGTAGTATGGGCCTCTGTCCGTGATTGTCACTGTCACTGACTTTCCATTGTTACGATTCTTCACACGTAATTGCGTGCCAAATGGAAGCCATGGGTGGGCAGCAGTAAGGGCGTAGGCATCAAAGCGAGAGCCATTTGCTGCTCGTTGACCGTGGTAGCCGTCGCCAATGCCATAGTGCGAGGCAATACCACATTGGAGCGTTGCTGCTTGCGCTTGGAGAGGGCAGAGCAGCAGGAGAGAGAATAGAAGACGTTTCATCAATTAGTACAAAAGAACTAGCGAGGGCCATGCCGTCTCCGACAAGGCAATGCCCATTGTGCCATGAAACGGCTCGTTGCTGCCGAACGGACGTGGCGTGTTATGATTTCTAGGCATTCGGTCCTAGCGGCTTAATTGCTGCTCTCGTCTTCGGGCGAGCCGTGAGGGTGGACGCCTCTGATGATGCGGGCAAAGCCGTATGGCTTAGCCAAGGAGTTTTTGCATGGTCTCCTGCGAGGCGCATCATCTCCCTACGCAACTGATGGGAAACTGGGGTATCGGAGGATGTAAAGAAGAAGGGCCTAACGGCCCTTTTTCTTTTGCCTATGCTTAAAGGGCTAGGAGATTGTCATGAAGCTTTCTGTGGAGCAGGAAAGAGAAAGACTTAAGCGATGGATGGCAAGCGGGGAAATTTATGATCCTCGTAATGAACCAGATTACGACACGTTTGAATATGCCACTGAACCATTGCCTGGTGATACTACGTGGGCAAAGAAAAAGCCCCTTAAGGGGCTTTAGCAGGATTCCTGATAAATGGCGTTTATTGGAAATCCTGATAATTAAATGGAAGTGACGAGACGATAGCGCCTGAGGATTTCCTCTTGCTCTTTCTCTCGCCAGTATTGAAGCCTACGCTCAAGCTTGGCAGTGGCAAGTTGCATTACGCTTCGCTTGTCGTGGTCCCAATCAAGCTCAGAAGCTTTGGCCAAAGAGCTGTTCGTAGGCATGAGAGACAGCGCGAAATTTCCTAAGATGATGATCCCGATCTTGCGCCAACAATTCCGCGAGATCTTTAATGAGCTGGTCGCCATTGTCATCATCAAAGTATTCAAAAATAGCGTCTGTAAGCCTATCTTTGGGCGTGCTCACAGTTTGCCTCCCTTGACGGCATTGTTGTAGTTCATCAGATATTCTTCAAAATCAGAGCCAGTGGGAGCTTCTTTACAAAGTTCTTCATGATTCTCCTTGAGCATGTCAAGGCTCACTACAAAAGCACAACGAATGCGATTTAGGGCAAGTTGCTGCACCACATTCGGTTCTTCATCAATAGCCTTTTCAATGGTGCAAATATATTCCTGCAGATCTTCCATGGAGAAACTGCGTGTCACCATTGGCTGGCCGAAGCTCATGGCCAGATCACCATTCTTAAAGGCAGAAACGGGATGGTTAGGCAGCAGGTGATTGAACGAGACAGTCACGATGGAAAAGCGGAGAGCTAGCGACGTTCGCCGTCGCATGGCCATAGTATGCCATCAAAAAGGCCCCCATCAAGGGGGCCGTTCATAAATCGTTACAAAGCTCGTGCTGGCTTGCGCAAGGCCTGCGTGGCAATGCTCAGATTCTTAGTGATAGGCAAGGGCTTGTCCCTCCACTTGATGGCAATGGCATGGCAAGTGCCCACTGGCATTAGCTCGGCGTGCCTGTAAGCCCTGTCCAGCAGAATTTGATAGGCCTGGCGCTTTGGCTTACTCATTGGCCCCTCGGGCTCTTCAATGTTGGTGCGAGCGAAATCAGCCAGCTCCGTAATGTCATCTAGTTCGTTCGTGGCAATAACAAAATGCCTGCCACGTTGTTGAGCCTTTCGCCATGCTGGATGAATGGGAGGGTTTTCCATGGCCAAGGCTTGTGCTTCTTCTCGGAGTTGAGGAGGAATGCAAATGTGAACCATGCGCGGCAAGGAATGCTCTTCAACCAAGGAGAGCTGATAATCCATGGTTAGGCGAAACGGAATTGTCCGAAGCGAAAGGAACGAGAGCCAATGGCAAGGCGGCATTCGCCAAAACCATCGTACATAGTGCCAAGAAGAAAGCTATTCCTCCATTGAAAACAAAATTGCCCTAGGCGGAGATGGCCAGTGGCGTCAGTGCAATGGAAAGAGAATGTCATAATTGTGGATCCTCAGGAAGCGGAGGAATTTCTTCGACGAGAGCAATCTTTACATCGGGGCGCATTGCAAGAATGAAATGCTCTGCTTGCTTTGCTGAAATTGCCCCAAGGGCAATTTTCTTCCCGTCTGACATTGTTATACAAAAGGTACGGCAAGTAGCAGCCATTACCAACTTTCCTCCTCAAGCTCTTCAAGGATGTGTTGACTAAGCGTTTTTTCAAGCATGGGCTTCCATCCGCCGTCGCCTCCAATGCTATTAATTTCTGAAAGTAGATGGAGGGCATCAGCAACGCGAGTGGCGTCCATCAGGCAGCTACAGGCCATGCTGGGCTCTTCGCCAATTAGCTCTTCAAACATGCCAATGTGCAGCTCAAACCATTTGCCCAGACAGAACAGAGCAATCTGCCTGTAGGTTTCGTCGCCATGCTTCTGGAGCATGGCTTCAATGGTGGCGGCCAGCTTGGGAGGAATGCCTACGGTGCCATGGTCTTGGAGGCTAGGGGAAATTGAAGAGGCAATGGCTTGACGCTTGCCGTCCTTGGCGGCTACGGCCTGGCGCAGGAACTGGTCAACGGAATCAAACTGGTTCAATGCAAGGGAAGCATTTTGCTAATAATGGCCCCTCATGGGGCCATTGTCAATAATCGTCCGCGTTAATTGTTTGTAAAGGCATGGTTTCAGGAAGGGGCTCACTTTCTGGCTCGGCATCAAAGCTAATAGTCTCAGCAGACGCAGGAAGAGAATTGTTGCGCCGTTCTTCCGTGGCCTTGGCTTCCTTTTCTTTTTCAATGGTGGAAGACAAGTCTTTTAGGAAGGTTCTGTAGGAGGTATCTTGGTTTTCTACTGGCTTGATTTCGTTCAGGCCCAAGAGCTTTGCTTGCTCGACCAAGGAGTTTTTGGCCACGTTAAGGAACGAAGCATCACCAGCACTTTCTTCTATCTTTACCATTTCCTTTCCGCCATCGTCTCCACCATCCATGATGGTTACTGTCTTCTTGCGCTTGCTGGTTTCAAAGCTTGCCAATGCAAGTTCCTTGAGGTCCATTTGCTCTTTCAACAAACGCGCACGATGGGTGTCTTGATTCTTGAGAATTTCTTGCGTGTATAGGTCTCTGTTGAAATGCCTGTCTCCATTGACTGTTTCTTTGCTTAGTTTTAGTACATTCGCAATCTGACGATTGCTCATCTTTGCCGCCAACAATTCTTGCACCATCCATCGCCTCATGCCAAGCATCTCTTTGGTATAAACTTGGCCAGCTTTTTGATCCACCCTGAATTCACGAATGGCATCGTATTGCGCTTCGCTAATCCCAGCTTTAGTTAAAGCTTTTCGTGCATAAGCTTCTTCTTCCTCAGGCGTGACAAATTCAATTTCTGGACGAGGCATTGTTTATTATTTTGCTCCTCGCATTGTATCCCCTTTTCCATGGAGAGTACGAACAAACAATTCAGTGAAGCGTTCCATCCGAGAAGCCACGACAGTGGCTGGACCATCATCAATTGCTTTCTTGAGCATGCAAAGCTCTTCCCACTCAGAGTCAGACAATGGCACGATGATTTCCATAGTTAAGCAAAGGGGCGCACAAAGCGCCCCGTTTCTCCACAATCAATGATACTGCCAGAAGGCTTTTTCTAGCAAATCATCAAAATCGTTAAGCCTTTTAGGGCAATACTTTCGGACAAATTCTTCCATTTCTTTATGGAAGCTATCGACGATTTCTGCATAGGCAGCATCTAGTCCGCGAGCGTCCATTTCATGCTCAGCTTCGCGCTCATAAGCGAGAGCCATACAATCTTTTGGATTGGTGCAAAATTCACGCATTAGCCTGCTCCTGAGTGGCGAAGCCATTATCAATCAATTGCTTGATTTCATGCAAGCTAGAGCGCCAATGGCGCTCGCCATTTTCATCCCTTGCTCCATAAATTGTTCGGGCCGCTGGTTGCGGCCCTTTGCTTGGCTTTGAAAAACCATGATGGACAATAGGCAAAATTTCTGCCCCATTGTGCTCTAGGAGGGGAAGCTTGTCTACTGGTTGAGGCGAAAGAAGCATTGCGCTGGTAGATTCCTTTGCAATGTTAAGAGCGTTTTAGACGATTGAAGGTTGTTTATGCCTTTTGTCTAGAACGTTCCGCCTTGGGGGCTCCACTATGTCTTGAGCGGCATTGCGGAGGTTTGAGGCTTCGTCGGGCATGTTCTTTTTAGGGAATCTTGGCCTGATGATTGAGCGCTCCGCCCTGGGGGGTTACGCTTGCCCTCGTTGGCCAGGCAGCTTAGGCTTGGTAGCCCCCTCATGCCCTGCTGAGCATGTCTGGATACTCGCGGGACATTCCGGAACCAGTATACGCACCCCCGCCAAATTTCCACAAGAGGACCAATGGGAAAAGTGGCACGCGCAAAAAAAGGGGGGCCATCAGGCCCCTTTCTCATTCCTCTTCGTCTTCGTAGTCTTCTTCCAGATCATCTTCAAAGATTTCAGGAGCTTCTTCAACGATGGGAAGAGGAGCAGCACTTTCGCTGTTATCAAAAATTAGCTTCATAATTTCATGAGCGCTTTCTGTTTATACTAGAAAAAGCTGCTCGCTACGGTAGGCAGCGGGGAGGCTAGCAATAGAGCCTCCCTCCTATTGCGAGACAGTTAGAACCAATCGTCCTCGTCTTCCCTTGCGGGAAGACTTTCATTGGCTTGACACGGCACAAAGTCCTCAGCCGCTACGGGAATGGGAGCGAAAATTTCATCGTCTTTTTCTTTTTCAACTTCCGTGAAAACTGGTTCTTCCTGAAAATCCAAGTCAGGCTCCACATAATCCCACGAATGGTAGAGACGATCCCGCTCTCCATTGGGACCAACAATAAAGCTGCTGCTAATCAAGCCTTGCCGCCTGGCCACTTCCAACATCTTGCCCGTGGAGCCAGTGTCAAAACTGCCAGAAAGCATTGCCACTTGCTGCTTAGTGAAGCGTTCAGTCTTGCGCATCTCCACGACGTTCACCACTTGATTAAGCTCTTCAAGAGAGCCACCAACTGGCCCTGCATAATGCCATCCATACGTGAGATTGTCGCGTTTGAGCACGTGCTTGCCTGTCAGGCCGCTCCTGCTCTTCATCCACTCCAGCGTAAATTCATTCGGGTCAAAGCTTTCAGAACGTGTGAGCTTCACCACTTCACTAACGTTGTCTACAAAGCTTGTTGAGTCGCGAAGGCCGCCGCTTTTGTTGAGGTGGTGGAGGATAAGAATGGAGCAGCGATAGGTGTTGGCAAGATCACGCAGGCCGTAAATAACGTCACCAGCATTGCTCTTTACCATATCCACGTCCATACCAGCAAGGCAAGCCGTCAAGCTGTCAATCACCACGAACAGCGGGCGCTCTTTCCTCACATATTCTTCAAGCTGCCTCATGTGGGCAAAGCGCCAAGTTTCCCAAAATTCAATGGTGCGAGGAGCAAGGGCAGTGTCTTGGTAGCCAATCACTGAAAGCTTTTCGCTGGTATCAATGAGAGGCTCATCACTTTGACAAATGAGAGTGCGGCCTTTCATGCAACGGCGCCCGCTCCATTTAGTACCAAGACCAATGTGAAGCGCCCAGTTATATGCCACTGTTGATTTGCCAGTGCCGCCTCCAGCAGCAAGCAACGTAACGCTTCCCAAGGGGATGATGCCAGCAATGAGCCATTCGCGAGCTTTGTCAGCATTGGCAATAGAAAGTGCATCAATACTTTCAAGCTCTTCCCTTCCATAGATGCGTTCTTTTGCTTCCGCAATGATTTTCTCAACATTTGGCTGGCTCATCTTCACGCCACGTTGCTCTAGCCAATTGCCAGTTTCGTAAGCAATGCGTGAATCATTGGCATAGAGGCCAACGAAGTTTTCAATGGTGGAAATAATTTCTTCGTAGGCAGGCTTGCCGTCTTGCCCCTGATGGCGGCTTTTAGAAACAATGGAGGAAAGAAGGTCGTCTTTAGAAGCGCCCTCTTCAATGTAATCGCCTAAGTCGTAGCCATTTCCAGAAGGGAGATTGTCCCATTCCCACGAGCGAGGATCTGCATAAAGCCAACTTGCCCCAGGATTATCACTGGCAATTTCTGCCATAAAGGCAACGCCCTGCTCGTCGCGATCAGGACACAGAACAAGCTTTTTGTTGCGGAAGAGGCTTGAATAGTCGCCATTGGTGCGATATTGCTTACTGCCGCCAAGGAAGGTAATGCAGGGAATGTCGAGCATCCACACTGCTTCGCACGTCAATTCACCTTCAACAATAAAGATGGGAAGGCCAGTTTCTTCGCTTTTTGCTATTGCATCGTCGTAACGATAAGGAAGAACATTCGCCTTGATTTCCTTTAGTTGTGTTTTGTGGCCTTTCTCATTCTTGTCAATAGTGGGAAAATCTTGCCAAATCTTTTTGCTGCCTGAAGTGTCGTCACGATGAACTATTACTACTTCCTTTCCATTGTTATTTTTGTAGACAAACGAATAGTTACCAGCATCACGAGGAGGCTTCTCCCATCTGGTGAGAGGGGCTAAAGCGTCGCGGATTTCAGCGCGGTGAGCAGGGCTGGTGTCATGCCAGCAGTTGTATCCCCCATTGTTCTTGTTGACAGTGAAATCATTCCCGCCGCATGCAGGGCATTGATACTTGCCTGGCTCGTTGCTTGGCTCCAGTTGTTCGAGGTGATCGAGGATGGAGAAGGTCATGGGGGAATGTGAGATGAGGGTGTTCTAGCACCAGAATCCTGCTGCTGCAAGGCTTTCACAATTCTTAACGCGCTCTTCAGCCCCAAGCCTTGACCTGCTGGCCATAACGGCTATATTGGCCATGTCCCTCGCAAGGCAAAACCATGGAGCTTTGGCTGGCCGCCATCATCGGCTTCAGCATTGGCTACCTTCTCGGCCCTTTGTTTTATGACCATTGATCACGGCGAACCGAAGAAGAGTCGCCACTTCACCCTCACTGACACTGCCTACTCCCATCTCAAGGACATTGCCCATGAAGCACGGCTGAGCCTCAGCGAGACTATCGAACGTCTCATCCGCACCACTTCTCCATGGGAAGGAAATGCAGTACTTTCTGACGGCGCGTTCTCCCTGGTAGAAGACCATTCCATTGTTTCCGAAATTGAGGATTATGAAGGTTTCACAGCTTAAGCTTGCTTGTGAAGAGTTTCTTCTTGAGCATCCCGATACGGAAGTAAAGCTTCTCTGGGAAGAAGGCGTTCTCACTGAGAACTACGATCCCGAATACTTAGAAGAGCCCACTGATGTGAGGGCGATTAATGACTGGCCACTTCCTGGCGACAGCTTGATCGTTAAGAGCGAGGTGCCTTCCAAAATGTTCGTCATTATGTATGGCGAATATCAGCCCGCCTTTGGGTATAAAGCAGCGGCCACCCTTGCATGAACCACACTATCCTCACCTATTCCCCCTCCGACTTTTCCAGCATGGAAGACTCCGCAAAACAAGCAATGATGGACCGTTATAACGGCGTCTTCACGCCGCTGGAGATTAGCGCTGAAGCTTTCAAAGCTGCTTACGACACGCCTGACATTGGCCCCCATATTGAAAAGGACTACAAAGGCTTGTCCTATCTGTCGTGGCCGTTTGCCTTTCGCTATTTGAAGGAGCATTTCCCGACGCTGTTTGTGGCCTTTGAAGAGAAAACTATTGGCTGGCCCGTATTTGGCGAGCCCGGTGCCTTCATCCTTCGCCCCTACCTCACTGATGGAATCAAGCGCACGCCTGCGCTGGTATTCCCCGTGATGGACCGTAAGCACAATTCCATTCAACAGCTTGATGGTCGTGCCATTTCTGACAACATCCAACGTGCGAGCGTCAAGGCCATCGCTACGTTCACGGGCCTTGGTCTTCGGCTCTATGCCGGAGAGGACATCCCTAAGGAAGAAGCGCCAAAGCTGCAGCAGGACACGCCCAAGGCGCCTGCACGCACTAAGGCTGCCCCTAAGGCAAGCGCTGCTGCTGCTGGAAGCGAAGGGACTGCTCCCGCCGCTGATACAGGGGCCGCTGAGCCCTTCGATCCAAAGGCAGCTCTTACAGCAGTGTGCAAAGCCAATCCCCTCGGCTATCTAGACGAGAAGGCTTCCATGGCGGCAGGCAAAGCTGCTCTTGAAAGCATTGGCCTAGCACGTGCCACGGAAGTGAAGAGCTGGCAAGCCTTTGGAAATGTCGTCGCATCAATGATGACTCTATGGGCCAAACAAGAAGAAATTGTCATTACCAAAGCTGAAATGACAGAAGAAATCAATCTTGTTCGCGGGCTCGAAGACACTACCGCCATCATTGAGGGGATGAAGGCTTTCGTAGCAAAAAAGAAATAGACCTAGCGGCGGCCCGCTTAGCGCGGGCCTTTGCTGGCACTGTTTGCATTGATGATGACTTTCTTCCCGTTGTTGAGCTTCCTCCCAAGCTATTTGGCCAATGATCCCCTTGGCCTGTTTCTTCTCGTTACTTTCACATGCCTAATCCTTACCCTGTCAATTCTGGCAATCCTTTCATTGATAGTCCCATGAGCCGTTTCACTTTTCTTTACGAAGAAGGAGAAACAAAAGTTTCCTATTCGTTCCATAACATCTACTGTCCTGAAATTGTCGAGCATTTCAAGCAGTTTGTTTTGGCCTGCGGTTTCTTTGAGACTTCGATAATGTCTGCGATGGCGACCATGGTTGAAGAATACGAAACAATGGAAGAAAAGCGTGCGCAATCATTGTTCTCTGATTGATGCTTGTCATGAAGCATTCTGGAGCTTTCCTGAAGACACGCTTGGCAGCGATCGTCGCATTGCTGCTGTTCTTGAAGCCATTGCTAATCATCCTCTTGTTGACAAGCAATTTCTTCGTCAAACTGCTCGAACTATTCTCATGCCTGACATTGCAATGTGCTCGGGGGACGAATGCCCTGTTAAAGAAAATTGTTGGCGTTACATGGCGCCTGCTGGTCGCTGGCAGAGCTATTTCGCTACGCCTCCATGCGACGAAGAAGGCTGCGACTATTTCTGGGACATGAACGAGAAATGAACAGTGGCCTGTTACGATCTATGCCTAGCCTCCCTCCAAATGCCAGCATTTCCCCGCTACGAGCCCAACCGGCTCCAAATTCAGAAAAAGCGTTACTATCTGCTGAACGATTTTCCCAATGTTCCCGAAGGGTATGTTTTGCCCTCTGTGACAACTATTGCGAGCGCGTGTTCTCCGCCTGGCAAAATTGCAGCGCTAATGAACTGGCGCAAGAAGGTGGGCGATGAAGAAGCTAATCGTCGCACTCGTAATGCTGTGGATCGAGGCAATTGGCTTCACGGTGTTCTAGAAGATCTATGGAATGGAGAAGACATTCAATGCCATCTCGATTCCCATGAAAATTACGTGCCCTATTTTGAAAGCATCATGAGCTTTCTTGAGCGCGTTGATAGTCCATTGCTTGTGGAAAGTGCCATTGCTTGGTATGATCCAGCGCAAGAAATTGGCTATTCAGGCACGTTTGATATGCTTGCCAAAATGAACAGCGGCGCTTATGCCTTGCTTGATTGGAAGACAAGCTACAAGGAAAAGCCTGATACACAACTGGCCGATTATCGCATGCAGCTTGGTGCCTACGTACAGGCCATTGAGCAGATGTATGACATCGAGGTGAACGAGGCGCATTGTGCCATTGCCATCCATGATCCTGATACTGGCCATTCCCAAGAGGCGCAAATTGTGAGCCTTTCAGCGGGAGAGCTTGCCATGCAAGCAGGCATCATGGTACAGAAGGTGCAGCAGTTCTTCTTCGAGCACTACCCAGGCGGACGCCCCTTAACAATTTCTATGGACAGGGGCGCTTGACCTCTGTTCATGCTGGCGTTATGCTGGCAATGCCCTAGAGCCGATTCAGCCAGTGTTCTCGCTCAACGAGATTCACCCTCTGTTCGGCCAAGGCCCACTACATTCCCTCTGAGGACTACCACATGCCTTCTGGCAATCTTCCCGTGTTTAGCGGCACCGTCGATCTCACTTCCGACATTCTGAACGCTGCTAAGAAGCAAGGCCCCAACGCTCAAGGAAACTATTCCTTCCGCGTGGCCCTGTGGAACAATGACAAGCGTGATAAGGACACTGCCCCCCATTACAAAGGGCAAGTGACTGTCAATAAAATGCAGGACTCGCCCAAGGCTTATAGCAGCTTCTGGCGCAATGAAGAAGCTGGCAGCAGCTCTGGCTCTTCAGATGATCTGTTCTGAACTTCGTTTCCATTGTTCATGAGGGCGCTAATGCGCCCTTTTCTTTTCTTCAAAACCATGCTTCTGAATGACAAGGAAATCAGCATTCTTGCTGAAAATGATATTATTTTTCCTTTTGTCGGGGAGAAAACAAGAGAGCTTGACAATGGCACCAAAGCCCTCTCATACGGACTGAGCCATGCCGGATACGATCTCAGGCTCTCGCCAAAGGGCTTCATGGTCATTGACAACACCGTCAATCAAAGCGCTGTTGCGCCAGAGCCCCTCGATGTGAAAGCTTTCAACAAAGAGCTAATGGTGGAGGCTGCTCCCATTGAGCAAAATGGCTCCACGTTCTTCGTGCTGCCTCCGTTCTCCTACGCTCTTGGCGTGAGTGTGGAATTGCTGACAATGCCGCCTAACATAATGGGACTGACTGACGGCAAGAGCACATATGCTCGACAAGGTACGATCATTAACGTTACGCCAATTGAGCCTGGCTGGTCTGGCCATCTCACTATTTGTATTGTCAATCCCTTGGCTTTTCCCGTTCGCATTTATGCCAACGAAGGAATCGTGCAAGTCATGTTCGCTCGCCTCTCCAGTGCAGCAGATCAGGATTATGGACAAGGCAAATATCAAAACCAAGGCGCTAACGTAGCGTTTGCTGCTGTCTAATTAGTGAGCGCTCTTGAAGACCAGTTTCTTGGACTGTGGCAAGCTAATTTTCCTGATCTTCCATTGATCAGAGAATTCAGTGACGTACCAACGTGGGAAGCTGATTTTCAAGAGCGCTATGCGAAAAGCAAACGGTCAAAGCGCTATAGGGCAGACTTCGCTCATCTGCCCTCCCGCTCCCTCATTGAAATTCAAGGGGGCACCTTCAGCAGAGGCAGGCACGTAACTGGCTCAGGCTACGAACGCGATGCCCGCAAATTTAATTTGGCAACAATGGGAGGATGGAAAGTGTTTCTCCTTACCACCCAAACGGCCAAGGAAACTTTTTGGCTTGAGCGGATTGCTGCTTCCTTGCGAACTGCGTAACGGCATCAGCGGCCTCCCCTAGTAGCTCATCAGCAGCTTCCAGATCGGCCTGTTGCATTTGCATGGCTTGACGCAGCTCTAGATTTTCCTTTACCAGCGATGTGACGGCTTCTTGCATGTTGCTCCAGCCTTCCATCATCGTGCAAGCCACTTCCCGCAGCTTCTCAATGTCAGTGCATTCGCTGAGCGCCTTCTTGTTGGCAACGAGAGCAAAGTCTCGTTCCATACTGCGTTCAAAAGGCCCCATAATGCCAATACAATCTTGACCATTGTATTTTAAGCCAATGGGAATCGAGAAGGTGCTCATTGCTCTTGCATTGTTTCGTTTAGCCTAGCCATGCAGCGATTTGGCAAACGGTTTGTTTACAGGGTGGACGATGGGAAGGATGCCGTAAAATGCGGGACGGGCTACCGCCCCTACAAGCTCCCTCGAACGCCTCGCAACCATGAATGGCTGGTCGGACAAGACGTGGTGTACGTGCAACGTACAGCCGCAGGGTGGATGGCCTCCTCCCTTGTTGGCACCATTGAAGGCTTTGATGCAAGCGGACGCGCCAGGAAAGCAAGAGTACGCTGGCATTCAGCTACGAACATTGCTCCTACAATCAGTTTGCAACGACTTCGGCCCCTCTCGCTGATCAACCATGTCTACAAAGACAACTGACGATTTGCTTAAAGACCTTTCCAGGACCATAGCCCTGCTGCTTATTGGCTTTGGCACGCTGTGTTTGCAAACATGGCTTGTAACCATTTGCGTGGGTTTTTTGGCCCCAGCCTTCACTCTTGGCTTTTGGCAATGGTTCACAATTGTTGCTACTTTCCGCCTGCTCATCTGGACGAATAAAGCTGAATGATGGCCAAAATTGATCCGCTGATGGATGGCATCAGCTTCGTGCGTCTTATTGATTGGATGGGAAGCTCTCTTGACATCGTTTGTGATGCCAGGCAAAGCTTTGATCAGAGCAGCAGCGAATGGTCCGAAAAGGACCAGAAGCTTCTTAATTATCTAGTGCAGCACAAACACACCAGTCCATTTCGTGGCGTTGTCACAAAATGGCAAGTGAAAGCTCCGTTGTTTGTTTGTCGGCAATGGTGGAAGCATGTTATTGGCGGGACGTTCGCCAATGACACGCTGGGCTGGAATGAGAAAAGCTTTCGTTATTGCGAAGCTGACGATGAGGCTTTCTACATGCCTCGTGAATTCCGCCAGCAAAGCCCGAGCAATAAGCAGGCGTCTAGTGGGCCTCTGGAGCCCAGTATGAACCAAGTGGCAATGATTGAATATGCCAAGGCTCTTGAGCAGGCAAAGCAGGCTTACAGGGCGCTGCTGACGCTGGGTGTGGCGAAGGAACAAGCTAGGGGCATCTTGCCAATGTCCGCCTACTCGTCATTCACTTGGACCTGCAGCTTGCAAGCCCTCCTGCATTTCATTTCCTTGCGAGACGAAACTGGTAGCCAATGGGAAATTCAAGCTTATGCTCAAGCCTTGAGCACGCTCTCCCGCCCATTGTTTAAAGAGGCTTTCGAGGCCTTTGATCTTCACCAATCTTCTTTCTAATGACTGACGCTGTGAATCATCCCCGTCATTATGCCAAAAATGGCGGTATTGAATGTATTGAGGCTATTGAAGCTTCAATGGATAAAGACGATTTTCGTGGTTTCCTAAAAGGGAACATTCTGAAATATGTTTGGCGCTACGAAGAAAAAAATGGCTTGGAAGATTTGAAGAAAGCTAGTTGGTATCTTGATCTTCTCATTTTCAATATAGAAAACGAGCCACAACAAGAAGCTGTGGAAGCTCTTGAGAATGCCTCTCAAGAATGCGAAGGAGGATTCTGTCCGATGCCCGGCATTCGCTATGACCTCCCTGGAAAGCAAATCACTTTCGCTCCAGTAGAAGACTAAGCAGCACTACAACAGAGCCCCCATGAGGGGGCTTTTTCATGCTCAATTTTTTGGTGCATGGGCAGAACAATCCCTTTCTTCTCGCACCATTCCTCAAGATGCTTTTGGTCAGTGTGAGCACTGACAAAGCTATTGCAATACACCCAAGCCATCAGAATCTCCTCTCGCTTTTCCGTCCAGAATTGCTGAGGACGCCACCATTCAAAAAGATTTTCGTTTCCCTTGGACAGATTACAGGCTCGACAAGAGGGCACAAGATTAAACTTACTGAAGTGCGGGCCGCCTTTGCTCTTTGGAACAATGTGGTCAATCGTAAGCTTTTCTCCCCATTCGCCGCAATATGCACAAGCACACTGACCAAAAGGTCCTCTCAAAAAATAGTCTTCAAAAATACTCTTACGAAATCTACGTTTTGCATCACCAGGGCGAAGTTCAATGAGAGAATAAAGCAGCTCATCAGGACCATTCGCTCTAAGCATGGCACTATTTAGTTGTCTTGCCCATAGTTTAACGCTAAATAATGCCCCATGAATTTCGTCTAGAATTAGAGCATTGATTGTCGGCTATGGACAGTTTCAAGGACGGCCTTGCAAATTTCGTAGCCACCATCACGGCTGGCATGTTGCTTTCAACGGGCGCCATGCTTATAGCCGTAGGCACTCAACAAGCAAGAGTGGCAGTACAAATTGAAACCGTCACAGAGAAACTTTCTACGCTCACAGACAAGATGAGCGAAATGGAAGCAAGAGTACGAAATCTGGAGATTGAACGCTAGGCTATTTACATCCTCTTGTATCTCTCATCATGAGCGGCATTGAATGGTTCGTGATTGGTGGCATCATTGTTGCTGCTGTTGACCAAATCATCGAACGCACTCCCTACAAGGAGAACAATATCATCCAGCTTCTACTGACTGGCCTTAAGGCAGTCTTCCGCGTTAAGGGCTGAAGCCGTGTGGCCTTCAAATCGGGCTTTCTGGGACGAATGCTTCCAGACAGCCCGTAAATACGGCGCTCGCTATCCAGAGCTGGTAGCAGCACAGT